CAGATTGATGGAAGTAGCATAGACCGAGACTGTGCCGATGGTGTGGTCAGCCGTGCCTATGTCTATGTCCCCAGAACCTGAGGTACCCAGACCTCCTACATCCAGAGACTCAGGCTCGATAGTAATATCTCCAGCTGCCCGGATAGTAACATCCTGGGTGGAGGACAGCAGGAGAGTGGAGCCCAGTAAATCAATTCTGTTCAGATTATAACGGGCATCATCCGTCAGGGAGTCTGAAACTCGTAGCTGGAGATTGCTAGTGAGAGTTGTGGCCACCAGTCATACTCCTCAGGGAACCCCAGCTATCTAGTTGCCCAGACAGCTGGGGGTATTATTACTTACTGATGTAGAACTCAACACCGAAACGAACCTTACCGGCCGTTGCAGCATTGGTCGTGATGACCATCTTGAGTTCCGAACTCGAGGAGGTGCTCGGCTTGATTGCTGTAGCTGAGGAAGCCAGAGTCATCGTACCCACACCGGAGACTGCCGTGAAGTCCGTCGAAGCTGTCAGATCTGTAGAACCTGCTTGGATCTTGATATCTGTAGCTCCTGTGACTGCCGTCTGCTCATCTCGGAAGACACGAGTAACAACAGCATTGACCGGGAGGGCAGTACCAAAGGAGAGGGTACCCACAGCTCCTCCGTCGATGGAGAAATCCCAGATCACAGTAGCCATCTGTGTGGCAAATGTGAGTACAGCTGCCTCTCTCTTATTTACCCGGCCCTCAGCAAGGACACCTGCCTCAGTACGAAGAAGTTGAGTTGCCATGTGTATGCTCCTTATCTATGTAGGTTAATGATACCGGGATTCTGAATCCCCGTGGTCTGTGGGGAGATACTACTCCGGGATCTTCGATCCCTCTGTAGCAGGGAGAACAGGAACTAGCCGGGCGTCCCCAGCTAGTCCCCTATAACAAGTTGTTAGGTGTTAGTGAAGTTGTGAACCACGGCAACAGCTGCCGGGTGGGTAGCAATGAAGACACCAGTCGAGTGGAGGAAGGATTGAACAGCACTGACATAGCCAGAGCTGGTAGCCTTCAAGTGGAAAGCACCCGTGTCATTCATCTTCACCGGCTCGAAGTCCGTACCACGATACTCGAGAACCTTCTGGCCTGCCTTCGACTCCGGAATGATATACATCCTCTTCATCGGGCAGTACTCGGAAGTAACCAACTCGACGAAATCGTTGCCGTGTTGGTAGCCGAAGATTTTCGTACCCCTCTTGGCATCTTCCATCGTCTGGAATCTACGATCAGTCTCACGACTCTCGATCAGGGAAGCATTGGTCTCCGGAGAACAGAGAGCCATTTTCCACTTGTAACGATCTTGGCCTACGTTCACCTTGACTTTATCCAGGGCCTTCTGGATATACTTCACGTCGATTGGGTTTGCACCTGCATCAAGACGAGAACCAGCCAGAGCACCAGACATCGTCATGCCCCAGATCAGACGACCGTCAGCAGCCGTCAGAGTCTCGAGGCCTGGCATACACTCCGTGAGAGTGCCATACTCGGTGGATGAAGTGATTGCCGTGAGATCGGGGAAGGTCGGCTGACCCACCCGGTAAAGTACGTCACCGGAATCAATCGAGGAAGCTGTCAGGGAGAGGACAGTGCCACTCGAGTCGACAGCACGAAGACGGACTTGGTTGTTCTCCCGATCCTTCTCGTCAACACGCCAGGCATAGAAGGTACCAGTCACCGTAGGGTTATCTGCCGTACCATCGGTATTCTTATTCAGGAGAAGATCTCCGAATTCGAAGAAGCCGATATGACCACGAGCCGTATTGCTGCTGGAGAGGGTGATGAGAACAGAACCATTTGCACCCGTGGTGTCAGTAGCACTGGAAGTCGTACCAACTACACCAGTACCGTCACCATACAATTCACGAGCCATGTATCTCTTAGAAGCTGAAGTCTTCGACATGATCTCGAGAGCCAGGGGATCTGCATACTTCTCCGGAGATTTACGAGCACGATCCCAGAGATTGTATTCCAGCTCGATTGTGGCATCGATTTCCTTGAACTTAGCTGTCTTCTCAGAGACAGAAGCCTTCTGAGCTGTCGGGAAGGCCCGATCTGAGGTACCGGGATTCCGAGCCTGGATAGCAGCCGGGCCGAAACTGTCCTGGACCATGAATCTCCACTCACGAGCAATTGAGGAAGCTACCTTTGCCCTCTTCACATACTCGAAGTCACGGAAATCCTGGGAGATCTGGTTATAGATCTCGTTGTTGAAGACAATCTGGAGGATCGTACCATTTGTTAGGGAGTCTATGTTGGAAAATGCCATGATATTATCACCTTATTCTTGTATTGTGTTATTTACGACCATTCAGGGCACCGCCTAGACGGCTCCATTGCTTGAATACAGAAGCTAGGTCACCCTTCTGGATGAGTCCGAGAGCTTCCTCTCTTGCTGACTTTCCCTTACCTCCCTCGTAGGTGGAGGACACAGTAGATTGCACCCGCTCTGCAGCCTGTGCCTTCTTAGTCTCAACTGCCTTCTGGGCAACTTTCTCTCCATGAGAGACAATTCTCTTCCGGAGAGACTGTGAGACGGAACGGAAGGCCGTGGATACCATCTCGGGAGTAATCTCTAGTCCCTTCTCCTCGTAGGGTTCTAGTTTCTTGAGAGCAGTGGTCCACAACATCTCGTCGAACATATGTTCGTCGGTAGTGTCTCCCAGCTTCCCTCGGAAACGATACTTCTCGAACTCTGGGTGGAGTCGAGATTCGAGGCTACGTAGTTCAGCAGTTTCCCGCTCCTTCTGCATATCCTCTCTGAATTTCTTATTCTCAGCTCTCTCTCGTTCTAGCTCCCGAGCTTGCTTTGCAGCTATCTCACGAGCCTCGAGATTAGCTTTCTCCTCCGGTGTAGCATTCTTCAGAAATTCAGCACGACGGAGTTGTTGCTCGAGATGAGCCTGGTAGGCACCAGAACGACCTTCGAGAAGATCGATCACACCTTCCACTCCTTGCTTGCTGAAGGCCTGCTCCAGAGCTTCCCAGTTCGACTTTAGATTCCGATGTTCGGTATCTAGAGCAGTGAACTTCTTCTCTGTCTCGTCCTTCTGAGCTTGCCACTTCCGGGCACCACGAGCCATCAGATAGGCATTCTTGATACCTTCCCGATCCTCATAGTCTATTTCTATGTATTCCTTCTTGTCCTTGCCTACAGGGATTCTCTCCTTCTGCTGACTAGGTTTCATCCCTGCTGCTGGGGCTGCTACCTTCTCCTGTGCTTCCTCGGATACCTGCTCTTCCTGAGAGACAGAGTCCTCGTCACTGGCTGATGGGTAGAGTTCCTCATCTGAGGGACCAGAATACATCTCGTCTGCTTCTGAAGCAGACACATTCCGGAGAGCATCGGGGTCTGCCTCTGCCGGATTACTTGGGGGGATTGCTGCACCGGGGCCCGTCGGAGTCACTGAGCCGAGGCATAGGGATTATGGATATAATATTGTATCTAGTATGTGATGTCAAGGATTTTCTGGAGGAGGAACTGCTGGCATAGCTGCTGGAGTCATTCCTGGCCCTCCTGGGAGGGGTCCTTCTGGGCCTCCCTCGGGGAGAGGACCTGGTGAGAGCTGATTTCCTTCAGATACTGGAGGATTACCTGCCAGAATCTGTTTCTCCTGGGGAGGTAACTTAGCTCGATCTACCAGATGCTTCCGGCAGAGATCCTGGAGAGGTTCCTCAAGATACTTGAATTCGACTGTCATGAAATACTGGAGGGCCCAGGCAATCATGTTCTCGTGATCCATCCACATCTCAGGAGCAATGTACTTCCCCGTGGCAATCATCTCCTCGAATACTTCTCTCTGACGGTCCTCAGCTAGCTGGAGCTGGTCATACATACCCTCTAGTTCGTTTAATTTCATTAACTTAAGTTGTGCTCGAGCAGAAACTCCGGCTTCCTTGAATAAGGGCTGTAGGGTGATGATCTCTTCTCGTCTGGTAAGGGGATCTAGAGAGAGGGATACACCATATTCAGCTACTACATCATAGCCTCCATCGATATCCATTCCCTTGATGTCAACAGCCTCGAGTGCCTTCTCCTTCCCGATCACGTGTATTGTTCTCTGCACATCCCAGTGCTTTGCTACCAACTTCAGGAGAGTCTTGTATAAAGATTCTACGAAGATGACATACTTGTTGAATAGTCTCCGTCGAATCATATTTCCTTGATTGGTAGCATACTGCATCGAGGCACCAGACTGCTCTCGAGACTGCTGTCCGAACATAGCCTCATTCACACCCATAGTATCATTAATGCCCATGATCATATTCTGCCGGAGTTGAGACATCTCGGGCATGAGAGAGGGTACTTCCATGAAATGAGGAGGCTGTGCTCCCTCATACTTCGTCACATCCCAGTTGGAGGAGCCCATTTCTGTGATCTCGGTAGTAGCTGGAACTACCATCCTAGCTACTCCATGAGCCTGAGCACACTCGAGGAAGGCTGAGTCCAGTCTATTCAGATCATTCTGTAGGGCAGCAGCATAATCCAGGGAAGATTTACCCCAGACTTGTCCTGGCACATCGATGTCAGTGAGAATATGGTAGGGAAGTTGAGCCACCTGAGGTAATTTACGTTTTCTTCTCTCCATTTCCTCAGGATCTAGCTCTTCACCCTTCAGTAATCTGGTAGTTGCTCCCGACTTCACGAATCGATGAGGACTCGGGCGAGCTTGTTCTATCTCCTCACCGGCTAGGGTAGTGACGACATAGCGTCCTAGGTAGCCATTAGTAGGAAGACCAACTTCCCAGTATTCGAGAAGCTGCACCATATTATATTTGCCGGAGGCTAGTAGGGACTCATCATCCCCAGACATACCTAGCAATCCCCCTTGGGTCACTAGAGAGGCCTTCAGAAGATCCTCCTTCCCCGGCCAGCGAGCTATTGCTTCCTGGTAGTCTACATAGATCCGCTCTATAACCCACTTCAACTCATCTGTAGAGGTAGCGTCTGGGTCCAGGTAGATATTCCAGATAGAGGGGACACTAACCTTAATATCTCCTTCAAGAAGAATAGTATTATTTTCCTCATCATACTCCAGGATCTCCCCGGAGCATACATCCCAGAGTTCCTTAGCAATACCTGTTCCGTAGACTAGGGTATTGAGAGAGGTCTGATCTACCTTCTCCTGCATGTTATAGTGACGAATCCCATAACGACAGACTCTATCGGCTGCATCTGCCTTTCTCTTGTCGTCCGGATCGGAGGAATTAGGCCTCATTACTACGGCTGGCGGATTGGCGGACATTTGTGCATGGATAAATCTCAGATTCTTGAAGGCATAGGCTACATTCATATCAGCATCAGAGCCATCTACAGCTGGGAGGCCAATATTCTGAAATTCCTCTATATTGGCATTGAGACCGAGACCGGATGCAGCTAGACCTGTGTTGGAGAATACAGCAGCTTCATTTCGTCTCCACGATTCTTCCCGATGCCTACGAGATTCCACAGCATGTCGGAATCTAGTTGAGACTTCTTTCCGGACAGTATCAGAATCCCATATAGATACTCGGATTTCTTTACCCCTATGCATTATTTAGATCTCCTTATGGTCGGTCTTGGAAGAGTATCCGGGAGAGCCTCGATCCGACCGAACTTTGCTAACACTGGATGAATAGTCTCGAGTAGATTCGTTACTCTTCGACTTCTGGGAAGAGTCAGAAGTTTCTCATATAATCTAATAAGATAACTCCATTCTATAGGAGATTCATGACCAGAATCTACAAGAAGTATAGCATGTCTCACCTTCTCCTCCACGGAGGGACGACACTCTGTGTACTCGGGAATAGTCTGTTCCGGTGGATCTATCTGGAGAATGAGTTGGAGTCGAGCCATGAGGGATCTCCTTGGGTATAGATAGAGTAATCACCACTTAGGTGGACCCTGTCTGTTGGTAGGAATACTATTAATAGATTCTCGGAGATATCGATCTAGACGTTCCCGATCTCTACGGGTAGCCAGATACAGAAGAACCTGGAAAGGGAGCATCAAATGGAATAGAAGAAATAACTCTACCATCGTCTACCTCTCTTTATCTGTATTTTCTCTGCCTTCTGTCTTGCCCGCTCTTCTGTCTCCTTTCGTTTCTTATGAGCTTCATACATTACCTGATGGATTGGTATAGCTACGGGGAGGGAGATACCAGAAGGTATATTATCAGCAAAGTACTGAGCTGAGTCTGCTGTGTGGTAGGCATGTTGATTGATGATCTTATTCTCAGCCTTCTCTGACCAACTACATTCCTCTAGTTCAGTGATCAGATCTGTACACCAGGGAGCAATGAGGAGTTGGTTTCCTAGTTTATCCTGGAGTTGCTTTATTAATTCCCCCTTCCGAGAATTCTTATTCCATACTCCCATGTAGTTAAGGCCGAGAGAGGCAGCTGTCTGGATGTACCACACCTCGTGGGGATCGGATATTCTTCTTACGATATTGAATCGGGAAGTTTTCTCCCTGACAGTTTCTACTAGCTGGCGAGGATCAAGAATACCCTTGATATACTCGGCTAGGATACAATACCACTTGCCGGTGCCTGGCTGCTCTGCCCATACGGTTAAGCCTAGGGCAGACTTCAGGGCGGGGTCTACCGACTCAACATGTCGCCAGCTTGGGTCATAGTTGATTGGAGCCTGGATCATCTTATCTGGATCCAGATAGTAGACAGCATCATCCCCAGTAAGCCAGTCTCCCTCCAGAATAGTCTTACGATATCCTTCGGGGAGAGATTCCAGGGAGGCAAGTAGTTCTGCCTTCCTCTGATTGTCATAGATGGGGTTATCTAGAGCTTTAAGAACATAGCTCCGAGCGAGAGGCTCCCGGGCGTTCTCTACTAATTTCCTGATCTCCGTATTCATAACCTTCGGAGTGAAGGTAGCTAGAAAGTAGCCACCCCGAGCCTGGATACGACGATGCAACTCCTCGATTAGTTTATAGCTACGAGGCATCTCGTCGAGCCATACATAGTGAGCAACAAAGCTCTGGACCTTCTCACGAGCCTCATTCTCCGAGTGGTGAGACATGAGGAGGATTGTATTCCCAGTCTCTTTATGGATAATCTTCTGGATAGTTCCACCAATCCTCTGGACTGAGTAGCAGGCAGGATCCAGGAAGCTAGAAATTTTCTTCCAGAGGGTCTCCTCTAGTTGCTTGGTGGTCCTGCCCAAGACAAGGAATAGAAGAGGTTCATCTGCCCACTCGACTGGACGGACC